TAGTAGATGTTTTAGTTGCATCAAAATTTGAACCACCATCTCTAAAATTAAATTTAAAATTACAAGCGTCATCAGAAAAATGTAAACTAGTAAAAATAAAAAGATATTCTTTATATGTGCTATCAATGCCAGATGTAAATTGTAAAGAAGAAGAAGAACTAGCAGTTTGTTTTGATATGAAAGTCATAGATCCACCACTAAGGGTAGCCTCTAATCCATCAGCATCAGAATTAAATCCAACTGTCTTACCTGCTGTTGGTGTTACATTTAAACTATTAAATTTTAATTTATTAAGTGCCATTAACTATCCTTAATCCCATAGAGTTTTATTGTTCCAGCATCTATATTTCCTGATGACATTTTAAACTGAACTCTTGTTAATGCTGTTGTTGTATTAAAATATCCAGCAAAAAATCTATCTTGAATATAATCATCACTTTGATAACTAAGGGCTCTTGCTATCCAATGTTTTACAAATGTGGTTGATGATGGATTAAAAAAATATATCTCACCATTTCCACACTCATCATTTCCATTACCTATTTCATTCGATAATACATGAAATGAAGTTCCTTGTGCCTGATCTTTAGCAGCATTGTATGCAAGAGAAGTTGCACTATCTCCCTCATCATGCTGTGATAAAAATGATGTTGAAGTAACAGTTGTGTTATAATTTGTATTAGTTCCAGTATCTACTTGAAAAGTAAAAGTAGCTGCATTAGTTGCTGGATGAACATTAATATACTTAAATAAATAAACAGGATATGTGCTATCAAAAACTACACTATCACTACCATTTAAAAAAGATAAAGTGCTACTAGAACTAGCAGTTAAAGTCTTAATTAAAGTCATGCTACCAGCACTAGATGTTTCAAAACCATTAGCATTAGAATTAAATGCAAGACCTTTGCTAGCTGCAGTTGTTAGATCAAAACTATTATAATTAAATTTTGTAAGGGCCACTATGATACTCCATATAATTTAATTGTACCTGAATCTATGTTGCCAGATGACATGGTAAATTGGACTGCATCTATTGCTGATGTGGTGTTACCATATCCAGCTGTAAATGTATTACCCATTTCATTTGCAAAATAATAATAACTTACATTACTAAAAAAATGTTTTACAAAAGTTGTACTACTAGGATTAAATAAATGCATAGATCCACTTACAGATTCATCATTACCATTTCCTAGACCACTCCCAGTTAAGTATTTAACTCCTGTTCCTTGTGCCAAATCATTACCTGTTGCATAAGCTAAACTTCCACCTGATCCATCTTCTCCATGATATGCATTAAAATGTGTTGTTGTTTTAGCTACATTGTAATTGCTACCACTATCTGCACTAAAATTCATTTGAAAATATACATTATCAGTAACTGGATGAATATTTATAAATTTAAATATATATTCTTTGTAAGTTGAATCAATACCACTTGTAAAATTAACTGCACTAGAATTACTAGCTGTAGTTGTTGATATCAACACCAAACTCCCACCAATATCCCCTGTCTCCAGACCATTGTTGCTTGAATTAAACTTGATCGCCTTGCTTGCAGCAGGCGTTACATTCATGCTATTGAAGTTTACCTTAGAGAGTGCCATGTGTTAGGCTCCCATCAATGCTTCTATTTCAGCGTCTGTTAATGCCTCTCCTGATTTAAGTTTAGCTTTACCTGATGTTTTTGCATTTGCTCTAGCTGTTTCAGCATCTTTTAATTCTTGTATCTTAGCGTTTACATCTGCCTCACTTGGCATTGTAGCACCGTTTTTAATAATTTTAATATACTTGTATTGCATACGTTGATCATTAGGAATTTTATTTCCTTCATTATCATGTGTTTTCCAACCATACCAATTAGCACCATTAAAAGTATGCAATGCGTTTTGTAAATAATCTTTTTCCATTATTGACTATCTCCCAGACGAATAAAAGTAAAATTAGTTTTGTTATAATCTGTGTCTCCTTTTAATAAAGTATTTCCACCAAAACTAGCTGTTGTAAATTTTATTTTAACATTTGATGTATCTGTAACATTAATAAAACCACTATTAGTGTTTGTTTCATATTTTGAATTAGAGCCTTCATATCCAGCTTGTACTTGAAATATATCCGCATAACTTGAATTGTTTGTGGTAACATTAGCTTCAAGTGCTGCTATTAAATCAGAACTATTAAATAAAAAAGTACCAGTTGCAATAATTAGATAAAGACCAGTTGATGGAAAAGTAAATATTCCAGAACTTTCTGACATGCCTGTTCCAATTTTTTCAAAACTTGAATTGTCAGGTCTTTCTAAATTAGATGTTATATCTGCATTAGCTCCTGTAATATCAGCAGTCAATCTAAACATATCAGCTTCTGTAATTCCAGTTTTTAAATGACTAAAATCAATTCTTTTTAAAGTTCCAGCATCACTTACTAAAAATTCATCAGTATCAGCTGGTGCAGATGTCAAAGCATCTTTACCAGATATCAAATCATTACCAACCATAGCTGCTGTAATACTATTCGTTGCAGGTGTTACAGTTTGTAATGCTCTTCCTAGAAACACACAATACATCGTATCTGTCGAGGCTGTAGCCGCACTTAACGTCAACGCTGTACCTGTAGCAGTATATGCTTTACCAGATCCAGGTTGCTGTCTTACGTTATTTACAAATAAAGCTATTTCATTTTCATTCGTTACTGCGTGATCTAGAGTATAGGAGGTAGTTGCACTCGTAGAAAATTCTTGCGTAGCAAATGAAGTAAACGACTCTGCTGGCTCTGGTCCAATATAAGCCATCTTACGTTATCTCCATTACTGACAATGTGCCCGATAGTTTATCAGCTACGGAACAATCAATTCTTATGACGTCCCCAGCCTCTAACACAACTTTACCGCCCGATAACAGTTCAAGCGACGTTCCGCTAGGAATGTTTACGTCCTTTACAAGAAATGATGTGCCGTTTGCAGCATTGTTTGCACCAGCACGGTTTGATGTTGTACTAACAAGTTCTACCTCTGCAGTCACTGCAGTTGTGTGTATGTTAGCCAATACCAATCCAAGCACAACTGTAGTCGTGCTCGACGCCACCGTATACATTGTAAAAGGTGTGCCTGCTGAGTTCGGCTCTGCAGCAAAATTAACAACCTTAAAAGTATTTGCCATTTATTTCCTCCTAATTCCTTATATACTAGCCGAGGGCAATTGCAAGGGCAGTAGGATCATCCGTACTAAATCCTGCACTCGACAAGTATGTTTTAACATCTGTTAACGCCACCTGTTTCATGGTACCAGCGTCGTTTGTAACTAATCTATCAGCGTCTACTAAAGTTGTAGAAGTCGCTGATGTGCCACCATCCATGACATTTAATTCTGTAGCTGTTGAAGTTACGCCGTCTAAAATATTAAGTTCTGCTGCTGTTGATGTTACCGTTGTGCTAGCTATTGATAAAGCATCTGTTTCTAGAGTTCCATCTACATCTACATTTCCTGAAATATCTAACGATCCTGCAATAAGTTGATCAACTTGTAAATCTTCATGACTTGATCCTAGTTTTAATTCAAACTTAGGACCTGTTGTATTATAGGTAAATGTAGCATCATCACCGCTGCCACCCTCTATCGTAATACCTGCACCATTAACAACTGCACTTGTGCTGTTACCACTATCTAATACAATATTGTGATCATTTAAATTTACTGTTGTTGAGTTTACAGTGGTTGTTGTTCCTGATACAGTTAAATTACCTTCTAGTGTTACATTAGCACCACTAAATGTCATGGCAGTTGTAGTGCCTGATTTTATAAGAAGTTCACCGCTATTATTACTTAGTCCACCAAAAGTTGTACCAGCATCTTTTAATAATACATCTGCACCATCAGCGTCTAATATAATATCTCCCTCTGCATCTAATGTAATATTACCTGAAGATAATGAATCTATTTCAGCTATTTTTGGTGTAGTTAACGTTTTATTTGTAAGTGTAGCAGTTGAAGCTGTTGATACTAATCTAGCATTACCACCAGTGCTAGGAAGAGTTAAAACATTATTAGCACTTTCCGAGTGTGGTGCAGCTACTATTTGTTGGCCATGAGAATTATTTTCACAATTAAGTTGAAGAGTACCTTGATTAGTATTACCTTTAATAGTTACATGCCCTGTGCCATTTGGTGCTAATTCAATATCTGCATTTGAAGTAGTAACAATATCATTACCATTCATATCAAGATTACCACCTAATTGTGGCGTAGAATCTTCTACAACATTTGATATTGCACCTGATGTAGCAAGCCCTGAAACTATTGCTGATCTTGCAATTTTTTTAAGACCACCACCTGAAGTATCAACCGCTAAAAATACATCATCATTAGCAACTGTTGATATCTCTGATAATGAACCTACTGCCACTGAATTAAAGTTTGTACCATCTGCAATTAATAAATTACCTGCAGTATTCGTGCCCATGGTAATATCATCGCCAGATACTGTAAGATCTCCAGTTACAGTTAAATTTTGTGAAGCTGTAACATTACCACTTGAATCTATAGCTATGGCATCTGTGTCAGATGTGTGACCTATGTTAGTTCCATTAATAATTATATTATCAACTGTTAAAGTTGTAAGTGTGCCAACAGATGTAAGGTTTGGCATCGCTGTAATTTCATCATCAAAGTATGCAGCTAGATCTGTAACTGCAACTTGCACCATGGTGCCATTATCGTTTAACACAACTCTATCTGCATCTGCAACTGTTGTAGATGTAGCTGATGTACCACCGTCAACAATATTTAATTCTGCTGCAGTTGAATCAACTGCTGCAAGTTTAGTTAAATCTGCCTGTACTAATCCTGATACTCCATCTAATAAATTAAGTTCAGCAGCTGTTGAGGTAACAGCGGTGCTACCTAAAGTAAGGCCACCATCTGGTATAACCACACTACTACCAGATAAAGCTGTAAAAGTGTTTGCTGTAAACCTAAAATCATCTGCGCCAGCAATTGCAATATCGATTTGATCATCTGTATCAGCTGTAATTGAGGTATCTCCATCAGCATCAAGAGTTAATGCACCGCCATCTAAGTCAGTTGCGCCACTAAAATTTGCATCATTAATATTTGTACCATCAGAAAAAACTAATTTAGTGCTTTTATCAGATGCACCAAAAGTTACTCCTGTTCCTGATGCAGTTTTAAATTGAACGGTAAAAGATCCCGTTGTTCCATTTACTACAATATAAACTTTTTCAATTGAATCTGGAACAGTTACAATTTGATTACCTGTAATAGTTCCTGTTAATTTTATAACTGCATGTCTTGCAACAGATGTTGATTCAGTTGTGTCACCATCTTGAATTGATAATTGCGTTGTTTGTGCACCGCCAGCAATTGATTTTTCTACATAACCAGCGATTGCTTTCTCTACTATTTGTAAATTGGTATTTGTTTTATCGCCCCATGTACCGGCATTTTCGCCGGTTGCCATTAGTTCTATACCAAGATCTGAAAATGATGATGCCATAATTTAATCCTTAAGGTGTTGGTGAGTTGACTGGTATTCTAACTGTTCCATCTGTATAGTCATCTCTTCGTCTTCTACCTATTTGCTCTCCTCCAAATTTTTGTACTTCTTGTTGATACTTTTGTTCATATAATGTCAGCATGTCAGCTGGGCCTTTTAAGAAACCATAGGTTTCTGCTAGACAACAATATAGCAGACCATTTGGAAAATTTAAACTAATATAATTAGTATCATTGTTTTCCAATAAAGCTGGTATCGCATTGTAGTGTATTTTGTATGCAAACGTCGCGCTTGGTGTTGGTGATACAATTATAGATCCAGAGTTTGATGAACTCTCTCCAGTTGCTCCTGTATCTAACATTGCGTAATATTTTGGTGTTCCAGTAGATGTAGTTGCTGAAATATATTCTTCTAAAAAGGTAATATCTTTTTTTTCTAGATACACATTAGCACCAGTAAAAGTAGATCCAGTTGCGGTATAGACTTGAACCGCTCTTATAAACACAGCTCCTGCCGGCACTGTTACAGTGCCTGTTCCAGATGTAAAATTACCTGTGGCTGTTTTTCTATCAGCATCTATGGGAACATCTCTAAAAATTCTGTATTGTGCATTTAATATGATATTTTCTAGTACGCTGTCTGATAATACAGTTGAGTCTACTTCTGTGTAACTTCTTATCTGTGTTTTTAATCCTGATGCACTTAATCCTGCCATATTATGCTGTCAACGTTGCCGGACCAGCCGAACAATTGTTGCCTCCTCCTGATACTCCTCCACTTGTAGCAGTATCTGTGTCTACTGTAAAGTGATAGAAATCTGTCGTGTTAGTTATGTTACCGCTAGAATCTCTCTTGCCAACGGTGATAGAATATCCTGCTGCTTTTGCCATATTAGATCCAGTGATACCATCAAAATTTTTAGGGTTTTGAAAAGCGTCTGAGTCTGATGTTGTAAATATTGGTCCTCTAAATCTTACAGTGTCGCTTGTGGATCTACCATGAGATTTTTCAAATACATTTATTATTCCTGATGATGCTGATATTGTTTGAAAAGGATTAGGACTAAGAAATCTTGCAACCTCGCTTTCAGTTCTATCTGGTCTTACATCTCTCAATCCTTGTGCATCACCAGATCTAGACCTTAATTCTAATTGAGGGTGTTTCTCCTCATATTCTGATCTATGAACCAGATGACCATTCCATTCTTTAACCATCTCCTCATAAGGAAAAGCTAAACCAGATCTATCTGATATTGCCTTTGATTTTTTTCCTCTTGCAAATGCCATTATGCTCCTGGGTAATAAGTTTTAGGTGTTATGATGGTGCTAGAAGATGATCCATCCTCTGCTAGTGCTCTTGCCAATTCATCTTCATAATATAATTTCATTGCCTGCACTCTTTCTGGTGCATACTTCTGTGCTAGATAAAAAGCCAAACCAGATACCATACACGGCACAAATCTATAAGGAAGGTCAGTTGCATCTGTATAAGTGGCATCTACATCTTGTATTCTTTTTACAAAAAAGATGTGCATGTCTTTTGTTGCTGCTGTTGAATCAGGGCATGGATAGACAGTGACAGTTGTCTTATCTATAAATCTTTGAACAAAATATTGTGATGGTGTGCCTTTAGATAATTTTGCGGACAAACTAGAATATGTTGATCTATCAATCTTTGTCATTGCTGCATCTGATTGAGTCGTTTGTGTTCTGTTTTGTCTAAACGTGGCCTCTAGTACATCTGCGATACCAAAAGTGCTAGATCCACTCGTTCCTCCAACAGTCACCGATGACGTGCCATCAGCACTAGATCTAAAAAAAGTATACTCAGCTTGACCTTCAATAAGATCTATGTTTGTGTCTCCCACCTCCCAATAGTGCAAACCTCTATTGCCCCACTCTTGAAATAATATATTTAGAGATCTTCTAGCTGATTTTAATTGGTATCCAGAAGTTACTTGAGATCCTATACGCTCATACGCCTCTGCAATGATATCATCAACTGCAAAGTTTTTATCGAAAGTAACTGTGCCGGAAGTTGTATTGGCCATCCGTTACCCTCCTAGTAATTCTTTAAAAATTCTGCAATGACTGTATAAGTATTTCCAGAATCAGCTGCTCCTGGTACGACAAAGTTTACATCATTTTCATTTGAATTAGATGAAGTGTTAGCTGGCACCCCACCAAATTCTCTAAAGTCCCAATATCCAGATCCTACTAAAGTTACTATAGGAATATCTCCGTCTGAGTCTTCATAATCTAAACGAGCAAAAGAATCTTTTCCGTCACCATTTGAACAAGAGTACCACAATCTCTGTAGTGTTACATGTGTTGGACTAGCTCCATCGACATTAGCTGCGAGTGCAGATACATCTGCAAATACAGTTGTTCCACCTGTTCCGTCTGATTGATTTACTATTTTTATGGTCACTCTCTTGTCGTTTTGTTGCAAGATAGTTGGACCTGTTACTGTGTCTGCCATAGTTTCCCTCCTTAATCAAGAAACTGTGAGGGCCGAAGCCCTCACATTAATTATTATTGATCTGCAAATGCAGGTACATCAGCACCTTCTTGATAACCCCAAATGTAATAGTTTGTGCTATCTTTAGCCAAAATATTAATTTCAAATAAACCAAAGTCTGTGAGAGTTAGACTTGAGTTAGAGTTTCCATCAGAATAAACTGACACGTTGTCAGCATTTGAATCTAAGTGAACAATACCACCAATGAAAAAATTAGTATTTCCTGGTGTTAAGATGATTAGATTTTCTGCTTCCTCTGCTGCGCCACCGTAGATTAATTTATACTGCTGACCAGCTACTGGAGCAGGTAAAGTGATTGTTCTATTAGCTGCAAGAGCAGGAACTACAAGAGTTCTTCCGCTGTGCGTTGCAGCATCAAGAGTTTTATTTTCATCTCCTAATGCTACGGGTGCGTCACCCATAGTGATAATTTCAGTAATAGCTCCAGTTGTGGAATTTTTACTTACAGTTTTAACTGTGCTCTCAGATCTTACTGGACCTGAAAAAGTTGTTGTTGACATGGTTATATCCTCCTAGTTTCCGAACGTAATCTCTAGGCCGTCGACTATACTCGTTTACGTTCTAATTAATTGTATAGTGTGTTTTTTATACAACAGTTTTTAGTAGAGCGCAAGAGAGCCTGTAGTGTGGATTGGATTTTTCCAACGATGTAGCTTTTTATTAAGTAGCTACAGAAACTTGAGGAGCTGCATCATCTATTTTATTTTCTAGGTCAGCTTTTTTAGCTTCAGCTAGTTTTATATGGCTAATGACATCTCTAACTTTTCTGTCAATCTTAACCATGTTAAGAGTATATCTACCCTCTTTAAGATGCTCCTGCTCCCATTCCAGATCTAACCCCTTCTTCTTTGTATAAAGGGTTTCCAGATGTTGCATTATCGCCTCCATTAATAACCTCCTCATAGGTTATTCGGTTTACTCTTGGGTCCATCATTTCTCCAAGATACTCCCACTTTGTATCAGATTTTCCCAATTTGTCAATAATAGCATTTTCTATATCTAATGGGCCATCCATGCAATTTATTACAAACTCAGTATTATAATTGTAAGCATATATTTTAACGAGGAAGTTTTTAGGGTGCATTTTTTCTTTCTATTACTTAAATGAGGCGGGATTGTGTCCCGCCTCATGATTAATTAGATTACGCTGCTCCTGGAGAACCGAACATACCTCTAGGGTCTGAGAATCCAAATGAATATCTCTCTCTAGCTTTGTATCTTACGTTTCCAGTTTCAAAGTCACCTTCCATTGCAGTTTTTACTGGTGCTCTAACGAACATTTTCATTCCGTTAGGTACATCAGTTTTAATGAAGAACGCATCAGTATCAGTTAAGTAGTGGTTTACCACATAACCTTGTGGGATCATTCCCATGTTTCCTAATGCATTGATATCATTATCTGCAGTTCCAGTTCTACCTTGAGATTTCATCAATCTCTCAGCAGTAAATCGTAAAGCAGAAGGAACAATCATTTTCATTCCTTTAGCCGCGATTTTTAGACCTCTCTCATCAGTGAACGCTGCGATGTCAATTAACGACTGCTCTAACGATGTCTCGTTTAAGTCAGCTGCAGTTGACAATTCATTTCTGAATGTTCCAGCGATAATTGGGTGGTCAGTAGCAAAAAGCTCCTTACCATCACCACCTGTGAAAGAAGAATCGAAACCATTGTTTAACACGTTAGCTCCTTTGATCTGTTTAGCATTTGCCATAGATCTAGCTAAAGCTTTTGTATATCTAGACGCAAGTCTGTCATACAAGTTATCCTCAATCGCTTCTTCAGTGATTGAGAACGCTAAAGCAAGCGTTTCGTGTGTGTATCTAGCAGTGAAAGTTTCTTGTGCTGTATCGAAGTTTATGCTTGATCCTTCAGGTTTTACTGAAGCATTAGCGAAACCAGATAACATCACTTCTTCTTCAAAAGCTCTGTCAGAATTTTCTACATCGTAGATCTGAAGATGCTCATCCGCGTAGTTGTTATATTCCAGGCCAAATAGTGCATTCAAACCTGGCTCTAGTTCTTTGACTAGCTGTGCTCTTGATATTGCCATAATTTATATACTCCTATAATTATACGCCTGTTGTTAATTTAAAGATGTGTTCACCAGTGTTAAATACAACGTATGCATTCGCATTCGCTGATGACTCATCACTATTTTCTGGATCTTTTGATATACCGATTTGTTTAAAACCACCAGATGTTCCAGAAGTCGACGTGTCAATCTCTGAAGTTGATTGTCCAGAAAGAGTGCTTCCACTCGTTCCAACAAAATCAAAACCAGAATTATTCATCGCTGATGTTCCTGTACCATCATGTTGTGCTTCAAACACGATAAAAGGATCCACAAACACCGTAGCCACTATATCTGAAGCGTTTGTGCTTGCAGGATAGAAGGCTTTGAATGTAGGTTTACTAGTTGATGGATCTGTGAAGAAACAACCTCCGAACACACCCGCTTGTTGAGTGTCTCCAGCTGCCGCTTGTTCAATACCACCACCAGCTACCGCTTCAACCACTTGACCATTAAAAATGGAAGTTCCATGGTTAGCCGCGATTTTATACTCTTCAGCTCTGATTCTTCCACCTGAAAGATGTCTTGTAGGTTTGAAACCAAAAGCCGCGTCTTTATTAGCCATAGTATTGCTCCTTTTATGTACCTGCCCAAAAGGGCCTCCAGTACGATTTAATTATTCGTTGGGTAGGAATCGTTAAAAAATTAACTTTTCTTTGTACCACCGAAGGTTACACGAGTCTGTCGATCACTATTGATCGGCATACTTGGATGCTGTTCCTTCATTAAATCATTATCAATCGCGTCGTTTTGGTCTTTGGTTTGTTGTGCAAAATATGCTTTGCGCGACTCAACAATCTCTTCCGGTATCCTTGCCAGCAAAAGGCCGCCAACTCCGATAACTCCTTTATATTTCCCGTCCTCCACACTTGGATAATCCTCATCAGAATATTCATCAGCTCTTACTAATTCATATCCTGATCTAATCTTAGCCGACATGTTTGATGTGTCATCAAAACCCAACGACTCAGCTCTTATCCACCTGTGTTTAAAACCATCTGGTGCGGGTGGAGCATCTAAAGATGATGGTGGAGTCCAAACTTTTTTCTGTTGTTTAACTTTCGTTTGGCTCGCACGAGAGTCTATTTTTTTATTTTCCATATGCTTAAGCCTCCTTCGTGATATTTAATTGTTTCGCATATTCTTCAAGTGGCACACCTAATTTTTTAGCGATTGTTACCTGAGAGGGCGTGAGTCTCACAGTTTTGCGACTAGTATTTACACTTCGCTTCGCACTAGCGACTGTTTGTGTAGGCTTAGTCGTAACCGTATCTTCAGTTTTACCAAATTTATGCGGGAAGTCAAGTCTCATACGTCTATCAATCTCTTTATAATACTCGTCAGATTGAGCGTCAAAACCCTCCTCCTCTGTTAGTTTTTTATGTAAATCAAATGCCGTGTAGGTCATGGCGCTATCAGATCCAAACCAAGGGTTTTTCTCAGCCCATTCTTCAGCTTTAGGATCTGCAGGTTGTTTTGGTGGTGCTAGTACCTCTTCTAAAGTTTTTTCTTTTACCTCTTCTGGTTTTTTCATTTCAGAAGTTTTTTTAAGATTTGCGACTCTAGCCTCCTCAACACCCAATCTTGCTATCATCTTTTGTGCCTCAACCTCTGCGGATATATTACCCTCATCTCTCGCTTTTGTTAATGCAGCTTGAGCGGCTTGCAGACCAGATCTTACTCTGCCCTCCATGGCGGTTACATAATTAGGTTCGATAGTTGATAGTTTTGTTTTCAAACTTTCTTGTTCAGCTTTTACATTTTTAGCATAATCTAAAGCAGCTTCTTTTTGCCTCTCTGCCTCACGCCATTTTTTAGTTAGCTTTGCAATTCTTTTTTGAACACCTTCACTATAATCATCTAATTCTTTTTTCTTATCTTCTGCATCCTCTTTTTTTGTCTCTTCTTTTGCATCAATCTCTTCTTGTTTTATTTCTTCAACTTTTATCGTTTCCTTTGGTTCTTCAACTTTTTTATCCTCTTTATTTTCATCAAGGTTGACTTCTACTTCAGGTCCTGAAGTATCTATGTCAACCATTGGGACATTCTTTTTGTTTTCTGTTTCTGTTTCTGGCATAGTTTACTCCTTCTATGTTTTAATATTGATGAAATATATCTTCGGGATTTTCTATGGTCGCTAATATCTCATCGTCGTTTAGCAGTCTAACCTCCCCACCATCTATCTGTATTCTTGATCCAGCATATCTAGCAAATACAACCCAATCACCTTTTTTACACCAAGGCCCTTCTGGATATCTTTGTTTATCATAACACTGTCCACCCATCTCAACCACTAGACCACATTGAGATGCAACCTGCTGTCTCTCTAGGGTTGTCTCAGCCATGATTAGGCCACCTTTAGTTTTCTCTTTCATCTTAAAAGGTAAAACTAAAATCCTCCAGCCAGTGGGTTTGGGTAATTTCTGTGATTCTTTTTTGGATAAATCTTCTTGTTTTTGATTTTGTTTCTTATCTTCTTCTTCGTACTTTTCTTGTAGTGCGAATTTAATTTTTGGTTCCTCTTTTTCCGAGGTCGATAACTGTTCCTTTTTCATCTTTTTGCTCCTTATTTTCTAGCAGGTTAGAGATTTCCTGTAATATCAGCTGATATGTTCTAGCTTGTCCTAGCATATACTGATATTTTTCCATGTTGTCAACACCTCCTCCGATCATGGTTTCCCCGATCGTCTGTAGATTATCTTTCATCAACTTTTGCATCTTGGCAACTATTACTAATCCATCTTCCATTTGTCTTTCTCCTAACTTTTAAGCTCTTTGAGTTTTTCTAATCGCGTCTTTGCCTTTCTTAAATATATTAGCAACTTGGTTTTTTTTCATAACCTTGGCACGTTGCTCTCCAACAGTCAGTATTTGAATTTTTCTAGCAAACGGTTTTTTAATTTTTTTAACTTTTGCTACTGTTTTTCTTGCATCAGTTGGTGTTGCAAATTTTATCTTTACAGTATCTCTTGGGTTTTCATCTGTGTATAGCCTTCTACCAGTTCCAGGTGGTTTCTTACCCGTTCCTTTTTTTGGATCCGCCATTAATAACTCCTTTTAATGTTTTAGCTTGACCAGCATGTAATTTAGATGCTTTTTTTAAACCTTTAATCACACCCTTTATTTTTTTCTTTTTTCCGTTTTTTAACATTTCCATCTCCTTCTTGCCTGACGTAATCTAGAATTAGGATCTTTAGCAGCTTTGGGAAATTTTTTCATTTGCCCAAGCGATCTTGCGCAGAAAGACTTTCTACGTTTGGCAGCTTTTGATCCTGGCTTCACTTTACCAGTCACGGCTGTTTTTAATTTAGAACCAGGGTTAAGTCTTCTATAAGCTTTTACCCCAGCCTCTGTCATCCCGGCTCCCTTTTTGGTTGCACGAAAATTTTTTTTATTTCTAGCAGGCATTGTGCCTTTTGAATAATAGGCTCTCATTAGATCCTCTGCATTCTTGGATCAGTTGATAAAATATTTTTCTTTGCTTTTGGTCTGGCGATAGAGTCTTTACTTCTTTTTCTAAGTTGTGCGATAGCAGATTCTTTTAACGCCTTTTCTTTTTTTAATATTTTTAGATCTCTTTCTAGATTCATTACAGCATGCCTTTATAGTATTTTACATAAGATGGATTAGATAGGTTGACCCCACCATACTCACCTTTGATACTCTTACCAATATATCCCGAAGCATAACCTTTGGCTGCCTTAGTTCTCTTTGTGAAAGTTTTTACATTAGTTGGTTTGCCACCAACACCTTGAGCAACCGCTCTCTTTCTGGAGACAGCTGATTTTCTCTGTCCCTCTGTCATACGTCTTGCTTTTGCAAGTGGGACACATTTTGGATATTTACGCTTTGCATCCGCTTTCTGTTTAGAACGGCCACACTTAGAGAAGGAACCATCTTTCTTTTTGCTACCTATGTCCACCCACTTTTGGGAAAACCATTTTTTTAAACCGTTCTTTGCCATGTTACTTATTTGGTCTTCTAGCTGCACCAAATCCTTTTAACTGTATGCAGGTTCCACCCATACCAAAACCTTGTCGTTTTAGTCTTTGTGTTGCCTCCATGAGGCCACCTTTGGCCTTATATATCCTGCCGCCTTCAGCTTTTTTAGGGCCTCTGAAATCTTTTCTCTTCACACCAGATGGATCTTTGATCTTACCAGCACAGATTTTAGAAGCATATGCGTTCGCGTATGCACTGGGATACACTTTAAACTTACGCTTTGCTGCAGCTTTTCCTCTTGGGCATAGTTTAGTCATTATCTTTTCCTCGCTGTTTGTGCAGCTCTTCTAAAGTTTGCTGCAGTTGGCGAACCTTTAGCTCCTTTTTTTCTCATCTTCTCTCCGGAGCCAGCAGCAATTCTTCTTTTTTTAGCTGCAATGTTTGCGTATAAACCTGGTCCAGCCATTACATTTTCTTTTTCATTTTTTTCTTCATGAAAGCTTGAAGACCTGGATTTAATTTAGATATGCCGCCACCCATTTTTTTAACTCTGCCACCTTTCATCATCTTTTTAGCTGATGCTGCTGCAGATTTCATAGACTCAGTTTTATTATTGTCTTTGTCTAGATCTAGAAAATCAGGTTTAGATCCTTTCATCATAGGTTTTCTTTTCATCATTCCGCCACCCATTTTTTTAACACGTCCACCTTTCATGTAACCTTTAGGTGACACCTGTTTGTTATATAGTCTGTTTGCCATTATTTTTTTCCTCCGTTTTTAAATATTTGCGTTCCCTTTATACCATATATGCTCGCCACGACAAGGATCCAGAGATTTGTGAACCATGACGGGAGCTGCTGGAATTGCTCAAAGAACATTTTTATCTTTTCTGCTGCACCCGGATCGTCCGAGAAGACCCCCCAGGCGATCACCAAAATCGGCGCCGTTAATACGAGCAACACGAACTCGTCTTTCCAGTCCGATTGACGTGCCTCCAACAATTTGCCCTGGTATTCGCTTTCTCCTTTAGCCATCTTAGAGGCATGCATGTGTTGAGCGTCTGCCATCGCCATCTTCGTTTCTTGTTTCTTCTTGTAGATATGCGTTGCCGCGTTTAATCCAAGTTTTAATGCTGAAAACCACATTTTATTGTTCTCCTCCTCTGATTATTGATACCTGATCTGGTATCTTATCGGTTGATGGTATGGTTTTACTCAAAATTGTCTTTTGAATAGACGTGTCAGCCCTTAATTTAGACAATTTTTCGTTCTGTTCTAGTTTTTCATCTTGATTTTGGTCGTTCATCATCGCTTTCATACGATCTAGGTCTAACCTATCCTTACCTTCACGCTCTTTTCGTTCATTTTCTCTGGCCTGTAGGTCTATCTCTCTCGCTCGCAACGCTGCGATAGGGTCATTATCAAATCTAGATGTGATTTTATTCTCTTCTTTTGCAAAATCACTCATCATCTCCGATATCAGCACCGCTTTTCTGGCCTCGATCTTCTCTGACAGCATCCTAACCTGTTGTTGTAGCTGTGGATTCTGTTGTGCCATCTGTTGCATCTGTGCGAGTTGTGGTAATTCTTGTTGAAACTCTATTTCAATCTGCTCTTGTGCCATTAAACTTATATGCTCTAATATATTTTTCTGTATCGCGGCACCAATCACGGGTGAATTTTTCACCATGTTTGTTTCCATGAAGTTTAGATGCGCTGTGATGTGAGCCTGATGATCCTGTCCAGGAAAAGCCTGAAACGGCACACCAGCCAGAGCATCAATGTGTTCTAACGCTGGGTCTTTCGGCATGGGTGGTTGTGGTTTCTTTAATATCAGGTCAATGTCTTTCACACCGAGAGCCTCGTACATATTTCTGTAGACCTCATATTGATTGTGAATGGCAGGGTTAGAGGCTGCCAGTTGCATCTCTGTTTGAGCGAGTGATATCCGCTGCGTCTGTGAAAAGATATTTGGATCCGCAACTGGCAATATATCTATACGGTCATCGAAATCAGTCTGCTTGATCTGTCTCTGACCGCCAACAACATCATACGGATAAACTGGAGGTAAGTAAAGTTTAAAAACCCTAGCCATCAAACTAAACTCGCGTCTCATAGAAGCATATAATCTCTTATGAATCGCTGACATTGTTCTAGATCCTCTCTCCAACATGGCAACCGTTGTACCAACCGCCGCCTGTTGATTGCCCTCACCGACCTGTAGGTCAGCGATGGACGCAAATCTCTGTCCCGCCTGAACAACTATTCCCATCAATTGCAATAGTGTTCCAGATGGCTCCTTGAATGGCAACGGCATGAACGCATCCCTAAGATTTCCACCAGGTGCATCAACATCCCTAAATTCTCCTGGCTGTATCGGAGCTGCCTCATCCCTTAATTTTATGCCACGCATCTTGAAGCCTGACGGTTGATTAGAAAAGGTTCCGGCATCAAGTAACGATCTCAACGCTGCGGTTGCAGTTCTCGATAGACCACCGATCATGTGTATCAGGCCAAAACCATAAAATCCTAAACCTGGCAAGAATTTAAAATGAACAAAATATTGTATCTTGCTTCTGGTTGCATCACCAACCTCGTAATTTCTTCTGATAGATAATACCTCGTGTGAGCTCTCCTCTATGGTCACGATGTAAGGCAGCTTGATCCCTGTCGCCTCTCCCTGGGTATCTGTATCCTCAAACCCCTCAAGATCTAAATTGACATGGCACTCCAAGAGGGTGAACATAGGTTGGCTCTGACTTTTACTCATGCCATCCAGTTCACGCTCTTTTTTCTGTGCCTCTGTCTCGTTGTCCTGGCCCGGAGTTAGTTCAACGTCCCTGTAGAATCCAGCGACCTGCTGCTTTCTAAGTTCGTTCTCAGACATCTTGACAACGTGTATGATTGTTTCCGCATCATCTAATGAGGTAGCTGTATACGGAACGACCAAATCATCTGCAGGAACAAATTTAGAAACCGTTCTCTGCATCATCTCATCATAATATATTTTTTTAAATGTTGAACCTGTCAGTGGTAGATAAAATAACATCTGATCAAATTCAGACTCATATTCTTTCATCTCTGACATTATCTGATAGTTCATGAATTCTTTTACACGTAAGGATTGTTGTTCCTTATCTGGTGTTGGTGTTCCAATGATCTGTGTTCTGACTGGACCTTGTGATGGTAGTAATTCTTTATAAGCTAACGCTTGAAACTGCGTGACAGCCTCTGCTAAAACTGGATGCGTCGCACCTGATGCGCCTTTGAACGGTTCTGATTTTTCCTCGTACTTAAATCCTAAAAGCTCTAAACCATTCGTGTAAGAGCTCTCCCAATCTTTTCTTCCTGATTTGTAATCAACATAGTTGTCATACAACTCACTACCTATAGGACCCAACACGCTGTCTGGTAACAGCTCTGCAAGATTTGCAAAATGGTCTTGTCCCTGTTCCTGACTCCCGACACTTGGATCAAAATCTATATCAACGCTACCATCTTCGTTTGGTTTTATATTAATAGGTGTGTCCGGTTCTTGTTGTTCTTTTTCTACCTCTACTGCGATTTCGTCGGGACTAGGTATCTCTATTGTCTGCTTTACGTTTGGTAAAGACTTGTCTATTTCTGCCATTTATTTTCTCCAGTTTCACTGTCTTAACAGTATTATATTCAATATTCAAGCCTTGTGGTGTAGGGCCTGATTTAGGAGGTGCTCCTGTTGATAGTTTCTTATATTTGCTAGGGTGTTTAAATGAGAATGTCATGTCTTTAATAGATCTGCTATTCCGCCTTTAGCATAGTTTTCCTCAAACAATTCTCTTAAAACAATATCAACTATGGCTTCTTCTCTCATGGAACCTAGAAGATCATTGTATCGTTTAAAGAATTCTTTTTTCTTTTCTGGGCTAAAATTTTTTGTAACTGAATCTGTTAATTTTGACATACTACCAATAATATTTATATTTTCTTCTGGGCAGTTCTTCATCCTGATAATCTTCTGGATGAGTTATCAAACCACCCTGCCTAAATCTCATGATTGCTTGTGTCGTGCTATCAACCAAGTCATCATGATCTCCATATGGAAACGCTGCACATTCTTCAACAACCTCTTGTGCAAACTGTTTATCCAAAGGAGCCCATATCATACCAGATTCAAACAGCGGTGCAACAGAATTAACACGCGTGTGTTTATCCTTACCTTTTGATGGTGTGAAGTTCACAACAGGTATACCCATGTTTCTAAGTTCGTATGTCAAAGGCAAACCCGATGCTTTGGCCTCGACCAATACAGTCTCAGGTTCCCAGTAATCATATTGCTCTTTTGCAAGTCTACGAAGTTCTGGAAACTCTAATCTCTCTTTCATTGCATCTAGTAAGATCATTTGTGGTGGACTATCCTCGTTCTCCCTAAAGATTCCCCATGTCGTTATCGCACTGTAGTCTGCAGATTCTTTTTTCATGAAAGCGGTATCGTAACTCTGTATGACGTGATCTAGTGTTGGAATATGATTCTTGTCCCAATCCTTCCACCACTCACGTTTTAATATCGCTCCCTCCTCCGAGGTTGGATTCTGCATCCACTGCGCATTCCATTTGCCGAGTGATAATGATGCCTTCACTGATTCCAGTTCGTCGATCTTCCAATACTCCGGCCATACTGGCTTACCACTCGGCATTATTGCCGGAAACTCTACCACCTCCCATTGATCCGATTTGGGTTCTGATTGGTTCTTTACTAGAATTCCTGTCAGATCTTTTACGTTCCATCTCGTCATGACGCAAACTATTTTTCCACCTGGTTGTAAACGCTGTCGTGGTCCTGAAGTATACCACTCGTATGCCTTTTCTAATGCACCCATGTTGAGTGCGTCTTGCTCACTGTGTGGATCGTCGATTATTAACAAGTCCGCACCTCGACCTGTAATCGCTCCCCCGACACCTGCTGCAAAATACTCGCCACCCTGAGCAGTTTCCCAGCGACCAGCGGCTTGTGAGTCTTCTCTTAGTCTTGTCTTAAATACATTCTGATATTCTGGGCTATCAATTAATGTTTTGGCTTTACGACCAAAACGCACTGCAAGTTCTCCTGTGTGTGTTGTCTGTATGATTTTTAGTTTTGGATTTTTACCAATCATCCATGCTGGTAACAGTGTTGATGCAAACTCAGACTTCGTATGCCTTGGTGGCATATTTACTATCAGCCTTTTTATTTCACCAGATGCTAGTTTATTAAACTTATCTGCAATAATCTTGTGGTGCTCACCCTCAATAAAATCAGGCCACATATGCTTTGTGAAAGATAGGAAATCCTTTTGTGCCGCTTCTTTTTGATCTTCCTCTTTGTACTTTACCAGGATTTTCTTGAACCTGTCTCTAACGTCAGGTGGTAATCTATTAATTTTTTCTAGGTCTATTTGCATTTCGAAAAATTTTTTGAAAAATTTTTTTTGATGTTACTTTCAGTCTTATAATGATTTTCAGGGATTTGACTATACAAATCTTAGCATTTGTACGCGTAT